GTGGAAGCATTGGCGGCTGCGGGTATTGATTTCTAAATAATTGCCTTGGTTTTTAACTTAACTCTGGGGGTGAAATTCCCCCAATTCAAATACATCAAGAATGGTGTATGTAACAATTTAGATTAATAAACAAATCAACCAAAGGAAAAAAATATCATGTTAGATAATTTAATTGTCGGTGGCAAATACACAATTCATTTCATCTTTGAACAGTTTTATAAAAAAACTGAAACGTTAGTTTTAAACTCGTTTCATTATGAAATAAACGAGATTAAAAAAACCGATTCAGGATTGCTAATCAAATGCAAACGTAAAGGTCAATTTTACGAAACAGAGCTTAGTACCATCGGTCATTTCATAATTACAGAAAATTGGGTTAAAAATCCAAAGATTAATTGTGAAAAGCTCAGAGGTTTACCACTCAACGAGATTCTAAAAATCAAAATGAAAGAGATAGGTATTGAAGAATCTGATTTCTTGTACCAACAATAAACCTTTATGGGAATTGGCGATCGCACTCGCTGGATCAATGAACTTATGAGAGCAGGAAAAGGGTTATGAAAACCTTAACTCTAGCCATCAAGAAAAAGTGGTTTGACATGATAGCCTCCGGCGTGAAGCTAGAGGAATATCGGGAGATTAAACCTTACTATCAATCCCGATTCAATAAGCCACTAACCCATATCCGATTTACCAACGGATACGGCAACAGCGTCCCCTCGATAACTGTTGAATTGTTGGGAATCTCTAAGGGAATCCCCAAGCCTGAATGGAGCGAAGGAACAATTGAACAAGGGACAGAAGTTTATGTTTTATCGCTTGGGGATATATGCTAACACCACAATTACAATTGTTATTAAGTCAGATAGGAAGCAACCTGACATTAGAAGCCACAACAGGCATTTTAGACATAGGGATTGACACAAGTATAGTATCGGACGTTACGTTTTTGTGTCACACGATCAAATCCGAAACATTAGAAAAGATTGAAGACTTTTTTGATGAAGATGAAAAAATGTTTCAAGGTGACATCGGTCTGCTCATTGGAGATGATGAAATGTATTTGTATTGGTATAGTCCAATTTCATCGAGATTTCCTAATTATTTCAACAACAATGGATCTTATTTAATAAAACTTGAGGGAGGGACATTAAAACATTTTGGTCACGCATTGAAAAAAATGGGAGAGTACCACCAATCTTTACGGGAAAACGAGCAGTTTCAAAACGATGTTTATACCTATATTTCAGAGTGTTGAATAAATTTAAGACAGAAAGGAGGTGATGTCCAGAAGATTTAATTGTTTTTTGTGTTTGTGTTTGTAAGTAAGAATCTCCTGGGGTGGAAAGACTCTCAAATAACTACCCCTTTTTTAACCCAGTAACCATTAACCAGATGTCAAGACGGTATTCGCCAGAAGTTAGGAGGATAGCCTACGAAGCTATCAGACAAGGGGAACGAATTAAAGACGTTTCCGAGAGGATGGGTATAGGAGTTGGCACTTTGTCCCAGTGGAATAAAGTTGGCTCCCTCCCGCGGGATCATGGCCGTGTAGCCCCAACTTTCAGAAAAAATACACCTACCACCAAAAAAGTGCAAGAGACAATTTATCAAGATTTATTTGATAAGTTGCCGCCGAATAATCAAATATTTGCCGAACAATTGAGACGGCAGTATAGAGACGGATTAAGTTTTGCCACCAATTATGCAGAACTTATTTTAGCCCGTATTCCTAAGCCCATTATCAAAAAGTAAAACTTAGAAAAGGAGGGACAAATAATCAATGAGCAAACAGAGAGGTTACGCGATTTGGGAACGAGGAAAAGGCGTTATTATCGCGTCTTATCCGAGACTTAATCAAGCTCGGATAAAGTGCGAACAAATGAACGCTAGTGGCACTGGCAGATACTATATCCAGGAAGATTGGGACGGAGTTCCGGTTTCAGTCATCACAAGAACAAGGGTTGAGTCATGAGAAAAACGATTATAGCCCACACTATTTATGGGCGATGGAAAGTAAAGGCAACTATCAGAAAGTGGATCGCTGTACATCGGATTGACGACGATTACTGGGGGGTTACTCACTTGGCATCAGGGCGACGTTTCCCTGGGTATTTTCATTCTAAAAAAGATGCGATCGCAGCATCTAAACTAGCTCGGAGGATGTTCCCGCATCCGTTAAGAGAAAAAAATCAACACTTAATGCCCACGCAAAACCAGTGGCTTCAAACCCTCTGGGATGCTCAAATCAGTTTTACTAAATAGGAGAAGATTATGCAAGTTGAACAAGTTGAAAACATGGATAACGTTATCCAGTTAATACCTCAAGATAATGAAGCAAAACCAAAGCCCGGTAAATTAGTTCTGACTCGATATGATTTGAGTGCGTTCCTGGTTGCAGGAGCGTTGAGTAAATCGGATTATATTTTCTTGATGATCCGGTTGTTGTATGGCGTTGATCAAGATATTGAGATTAACTTATCGGAGCTTGCTGATAATTTGCTTTGCGAAGGAACAACCCCTTTAGGTAAGGAAAAAAACATCGAATTTACCCCAGAGGATGTTCAGATTGAATTATCAAAACTGAAAAAGAAAGGGCTGCTAGAAAGCCTAGAGATTCCAATTCAATTAAGGATTCAACGCTTATGATTGCCACAGCCTACGAATTTGGCTCCAAGACGGAAGCCGCCCAACTCTTGGGACTGAGGAGTGCCGATTCCGTCAAACATTATCGTAAAAAATGGATTGACAAAATTCATTTTTACAAGCGCCCAGGCGGGAATCGGGCAGGATATTTCTACAATCTGACGCTGATAAGAAATTGGATTCAGTGTCATGAAAATATCAATGATCCAAACCACATTAAAGCGATGGCAATTTATCAGCGATCGCTAAACCCTAGAGGATTAAAACAATGAATTTGATGCGCGACGGGTTTCATGACTACAAAACCAACTTCAGATTATGGTGCAATATTGTTGGTCACAGAACCCCTTACGATTGGCAGTTAACGACATTCTGGTATTGGCTATCATATCCATCATCGGAGGGCAACTAAAATGATTAAAATTACAGGATCTCAACGATTATACAACTGGTTGCAATCCGTTGAAAAACGAGGGTTTGATGCTTCGTATTTAAAGATTGAAGATTACCGCAAACTAGAAAGCCAATTAATCGACCCCAACGACTGCCAATCAACGGGCGAACATTGGAACCAAGAGGATAAAAGACAAGAATGCTACTTAATTGATATCGAGAGCGATCGCGTTTTTTCCTTGTACCGAACCTCCGCCAATTCGAGATGGAGTTTAGATTGTGAGGTTGATTTTAGTCCTGCACTTATCAAATAATGAAAAAATCAATGTCTTGGCGCGATTGTTCAATCTCAAAGATTGCAGACTCCCTCATAGAATATGAGATGCAATGCGCTTGTTTGGGCGAACAAACCAACTCTAAGGATGCCCGGAAGTGGTGCAACGACCGCTACCCATTCGGAGTCAGAGAATGCAGTCCTTACAAGATATGGCTTGAGGAACTGCGATTAATTGAGAAATTCGTGGCATTGGGTAAACCATTTAAGACTTACCCCCACTGGCGAAACTGTGTCAACAGTCGGGGGGAATCGTGGAACAATCCCAAAAGTAAAATGGTTAGTGAAGGTCAATTAAGTTTATTTTAGTGAATCATCAAGGGAGACAAGTCAAATGGACATTGAAGAATTAGATTCCGGCTCAAAGTTTGTGAGTGAAAAAGGTGTTATTTTACTCTCCACATTAGACACTGAAGACTTCAAATACTGTTTAGAATACAGTTTAGCTCATAAATCTACGGTTGAAATTAACGAAAAAGCCAAAATAGTAAAACCCGATTATTCGGATCTATTAAAAGCTGGATTCTACATGGCATTAATTGGGATTGTGGAATTATTGGTACATGATGGGGTTGAGAACGTTCAAGATGCTGTGACAATAGCAAATAAAATATTTAACGGTGAGATTGACAACGTTTTAAAGATACCAATACATCTTACTGAATCAAGAGCGTTCCCGTTTTTAATTGAATCAATCAATACGAAAAGATTTGTAGATGACGAGATTAACAAAGAAGAAATTGTAAACAGTTTGAACAGTCTCGTTTAAAACAATCTTACAACTCTTGCCCATTTTCCCAATAACTCCAAAGAAGCTCACTCTACCTAGTGGGCTTTTCTTGATCGTCATCCGAATCATTGACAATCTTCTTAATAAATTCCTCAACAGTTAATCCTTCATCCTCAGCCCGAGACTTTAACATCGCCACAATTTGTTCGTCGTTTGCTTCTATTCGAGCCTGCAATACGTTACCCGCCAAGGTTGTGCGTGCCACACCCTTGAGTGCCGCCCATTCCCTTAATCGCTTATCATGCCACGCCGGGATCTTAATCGTAATTCTATATCTTTTGTCCATTGTTGTTTTTTTGTGTCGTTTAGCATATAATCAGCATAACATTAACACAAATACTGAAAGGGGCTAATCGGCTGATATCCGGTTAGCCCCACCCCAACCCATTCTTTAACCCATAAGTTGAGGCTTAAGACAATGTTTGCACAAAACGACCGTATTAACCCAGTTCATTTACTCCAATCCAGATTAGGTTGGACTATCGAGAAAATAGCTGAAGAAATGGATTATTCTGTAAGCGCAGTTAGCAAGTGGAGTTCAGGCGATCGCAACCCGTCACCGAGAGCCATGAAAGAAGCTCAAAAAGTATTAGCCAACTATCAATAACAAATTGAAAAGCTCAAAAAAAACAAACCCTCTCCAGTACCTTGCTGTGGAGGGTTTTTTAGTGGCTATTAATCTTATTCACAAGTGCAGGCACAAGTGAATTGCTTCCTTGATTGGGTGGGTTTATTGTTGTTTGTATCAGGTTAAATCAAGCCTGAGTAAACCTATAGAGGAGAGATATACCAACCCATGATATTTAACCCCAGAAAAGGGGGAAGTCGTAAAACAGTAGACCTTAGAGATGAAGATGCTTTACAGCCTTTCAACTCAAAGGAAATCCAGTTAATTTTCAGGATATCCCATCAGACAATTGCCGAACGCAAAGGGATACTAGGGATTAAAGGAGAGCGCGTGGGATGGGCAGAATTAAATATTTTGTATCTCCTGCACGTCTTTGTTTCCTCTAAGTACCCGCACCATACCTACTACCAATTCCAAAGCCTCTATCACCATTGTTTGAACAATGGATTATCCCTTGAGATAGAGGTGTTTCAAAAAATGTTAATGCTCAATACAAACCAACTATTTAAGGAATTTAAAACCGATGTCATTCAACGAATCACAACCTATCGACGACAACACTCAACCGGAACTTACCGAGTTATATCAGAACTCACGGAAACCCCAAACTCAGGCGGAGCAACCAAAACAACGGGCTAAAGCTATTACTAAAAGCTCTGCAACCGAACAGCTAAACGATGCCGTTAACAAGACTCAAGCCAAGGCAAAATCCAATGCAATCACCAATACAAAGGCGGTAATTGCAGCCGGACAGAATAGCGGAAAAGAAAAAGCCGCGCTTTTTGCTCAAGCCGAACAATTAGCTTTCTTAAATCAGTTAGCAGATGCCGAAATCCAAAGTGCAAAAGCCCTGTTAATTGGCATCCCTGAGTATCGTCAATCAGTCAATGAAGCATCTGGAAACGAGATAGAAAGCCTGTTAGATTTTGACGAGGATCTATCAATCGAATCCCTGCAACAACAACTTGACGAAGCGGTGGGAAAGTCAAAAAAACAGCTTGCTATGAAAAGTTTTTTCGGCGAATAAATGAACTTGAATATCGGGTTGGACGGATTGAAAAAATACTTAAAATCCCTCAACCCTGTGAAGTTAGTCAACAGTTAGAATTGTTAATGGGAGGATTTTGAATGGGAATTATCATTGATTTAGTTAATATTTTCGGGGTCTACTGTTCCTATAATGTTATGCCGTTTTTAATGGGAGGTTTCTGATGAATTTTATCTGTTACTTAATCGCTTTCTTTCTTGGTGTCGCAATCTTTAGCAATCAAATTGTCTACAGTAGAATCAGGGAACAATCCCAAAATTATCGGCATGAAAATCTTAGAACCCGTTAAAGCGATCCTCTTAGGAACTATGATTGGTGGCGTTAGTTCAGTCCTTTTATCCCTAACATTAGAACCCGAAATATCAGAACTTAGGATGGGGCAATACGGTCTGTTTATCGGATTAATAGCTAGTTCCACAGCTACCTCAATAATCACCGCTTCTAGCCCCAACAAAGACCAATCAAAACCAGATTACACACCCAACAAACCGGAGCTAAAACCAGACTTTAGCCTTGTATTGGGTGAACTAATCCAAAGGTCGGCAGAAAATCACCTTAATGCCTTGCTGCCTGGGACTCCTGAGTATTATACAGCCCTTGACCTGTACTGGAAGACGTTATCGGGCGAAAACGACACTTCAAACACCAACACCCAAAAAACCAAAACCCTACACCGTAATGATGGAGCTTAATACAGATGATGGATGGATTACCACTTAGTGATGATTACACCCCCGTTGGTGTGGAATCAGAACCCCCTCAGAGGGAACCCAGAAAGCCTAATAAAACACAGAAACGGGTTGTAATTTTTTTAATAGTAATTGCCGTCTGTGGGGCTATTAGTTTAATCGGAAACAAAACAGGCATAACTAAGAAATTTGCTCCTAACGTCCCTGTTGCTGAAAACGTTGATATTTCAGCCATGACAGCAGCCGAACCAACGGGAGAGTCTTCAACAGAATCAGATAGTAACTCTGAAGATTTTCAGCCATCTCCTGACCTGGAAATGCTCAGAAATGACTTGCTTGATAAGTCATTAAACGAAGTCGGGTTTCAGATTAATAATTTGAGTGAGTCGGTAGCGGAAACTTTCCTGTTACAAGCCAGAAGTGCAATCGAAAAACAACCAATTTCGATTGAGTTATTTCTGATTAAGAAAATTAACTTCTTAGCCAACAAACTTGATAAAGCAACCCTAGCGGGCGAGTTTAACGGTAGCCCCAAAGAACGTAAAGCAGCCGCCGATCTGTTATTCGAGGTTTGGGGTAATTTGTTGGCATTAAAACGCCACTGGGAAACCACAGCCGCCGATCAAGTTCAGATTAAATTTACATCTGTTAATGTTGCGGTTTTAGCTTCTGATGTACGCCGATTTGCCGAGGTTTCAATGCAGTTAAGAATGCTCACTTACGAACAACAGAAAAGGACAGAAGCACTCCAAAAACAACTTGAGTTAGAGGCTCAAAAATTGGCTGAAAAGGAGGCTAAAGATGCCAAAACCAAATAGTTTTACTAAAGATAATTGGGGGGTTGCCGTTGCAGCAAGTTTAGGATTTTCAGCCATTGGTTTATTCAGCGCTGCGACTGTTCAGATTGAGGATTTAAAAGGTATCTCACCCCACCAATCTCAGAAAGGAGAATGGGGTAGCGTTTTGGTAATTGAGCGTAAACCCGTTAATAATTCAATCCTTCTATATTTAGCGGGCGTGGGATGCCTTGGTGCTTTAGCGGGGTTGATACTAGGGGATGAGTCTATGGTCAAACTTGAGGATCTACCCCGCACCGTCCCCGATACCTTGGCTAAATCAGTTAGTTGGACAGTTTGGGGAGTTGGTCAGGCTTTGGATAGTCTAGGGGACTTTGGAGAAAAAGGTTATGCCAAATCCTCTCAACTATTGATCCGAGCTATCCCGCCGGAAATCAAAAGTAAATTCCAAAATATTAAAAATGATTCCGGTTGGGTATCCGAGTTTCTATCGTTACCCCATCAAAGGTTAACGGGTGGAACGGGGTCGGGCAAATCTAAACTCCTGGGATTGATAATCAGTCAATGGCTTGAGAATAACCCCGATGGTCAACTGTTTATTGCTGACCCGAATTATGGAAAGCCCGATAATGACGGCTATCTTAATAATTGGTTTGGGTTGGACACCGAATGGATCAAGCAACCCGATGACGAGATTGATAGCCTAATTGATCACGTTCACGCCCAATTAGATAAACGGATTAAGGCTTGTGTTGACGGAGCCAGAAACGGCTTTACCAAGTTATCAGAAATTCAAGTTGACCTGACTCCGATTTGCCTAATCTGCGAAGAATTTGACAGTATCGTGGAACGATACAAGTCAGACAAAACCAATTCCCGGCTCGATAAGCTAATTGAGATCATTAAGCAGGGTAGAGGCTACAAGATTAAGTTAATCCCCGTGGGTCAATCCGCGTCCGTCGGTGAGGGTGGTTTTACTTTGGCAACACTGGAAAATTTAGCTCAATTAATAATCTGCTACCCATCAATCCCTGAATCGCAGTTACGGTATTTAGCCGGGGAGAAAACGGGGTTAATAGAGATAGCTGAAAGGTTGCTCAAGGAAGGGAAAAGACCCGCTATCTGCACAATCAAAGGGCAATCAAGAGTAGTTTCAATTCCTGACCTATCAGGATTTAACGTTACCTTTGCCAGTGCCAAATCAACCGACCCGGATAGTGATTGGTGGGAGCAGGTTAATACTGCCCTGTTTAAATCTTCTCTTGAACTTCGGGCTTTTAAATATTCCCACGGTTTGATTCCATCACCCCTAAAACAAATTTGTAGCGAGTTAGGAATAGAGCCGCGTTCTACTAACAAGCGTTACATTAACTACCTAAAACCCGCATGGGAGTCTCAATTATCTCAGTCCTCTCAGTCCAAAGTCTTAATTAATAAATAGGAGAATCGTGAACAAAAAGTTAAAACTATTGACCATTGGATTGATTGTTGCGACATCGTTATCATCTACTCCAAAACCTTCAGTCGCCGAGCTATCTGTGTTTAATCGTCCAGGAAATTATCTGGTGTATGTAGGCAGCGAACCCAAAGGGCAACGGATTCGCAACCCCTCTGATCTAAGGCAGTTAGTCACTATTTCCTCGGATGCCAGATTTTCCTTGCGTCGTATGACCCGACACCCAATAACGGGAGACTACAGCTATAGAGAGCGTGGATTCCCTTCTAGTAGAATGCAGTTTTTTCTTAAAGGGAAAGAGTCGGTAATTATAGTGTTCAATCCATTGAATAAACAAGAATCTAACAAGAAAATCAAGGTAACAGTTGATTTTGAACAAGCTACTCAATCACAAATTAATTAGGAGCTTTACTTATGAAACCCTCAAGAATTGTTTTCGTTTCTGCGCTAACTTTACTTGTCTTTTTTGGAGTTAGAGGGATGACAGTTGAAACCGCTATCAAGACATTATTCGAGAAAAGTGTAGGGACTTTAACCTATTGGTTCGGCGGGTCTATAAATGCCACAAATAATCGTCAACTTCCCCCCGGTCAAGGTGACGATTCCGATTCAACCATTACCCCAATTGAATCACTGGAGGATGTTAAATAATGAGAGTTTTATTCTATTTTGGATCTGTTCTGGGTTGGGTATTTCTGATTTACTTTTGTTGGAATCAGTCAATCCCTTGGTGGTTTAAAAAGGGTGTAGCCGAAACGGTAAAAACCATCCCAGAAATAACTAGGCAGATACCCAAGGAGGACTGGGCAAAACCTAAAGAAGAACCCAAAACCGATGATAAAAAATCTTCCGATTCCACTAAACCCGAAAAGAAAGAGACAGCTAAAAACCTATTTAGTGGCGAGTTTAAATTAGGTGGCTTGCGATCGCGCTACAACCTTGACGTTCCCCAAAACGATAAATCAGAACAAATAGGCAAGCAAGATATGGGGGGAAAATAAGGCAATGTTGAACCGGAAATTGGAGGAGAGGATAAGGGATTGTGAGGAACAGTTGGATGATGCTTTTTTCTGGATTTTCATTACTTGTCTGTTGTTGGGCTTTGGGATTCTTAAATTCAACCAATCCTCTCCCCAAGTTTCTAGTCCCCAATCAACAGAATCTAGTCAAACCTCAACAGTCACGTTAGGTAAAGATGCCCCTAAGTTTATTTATCCCCATTCAACACCCTACACAATATCTTCTGGGTTTGGTATGCGCGAGCATCCTGTAACGGGAGGGCAAAAAATGCACAACGGGATTGATTTTGCAGCGCCAGGGGGTGCAAACATCTTAGCTGTTGCCGATGGTCAGGTGTCTTTTGCGGGTGACATGGGCGGTTGTGGCAATGCAGTTGAGATCAATCATTCCGGTGGCTACCTGTCCAAATATTGCCACGCCTCGAAAGTTTTAGTCCAAAAAGGTCAATCAGTCAAAGCCGGTACACCTATTGCATTGGTTGGTACTACGGGAACATCAACCGGAAATCACCTACACTTAGGAATAAAACTCAACGGGAAATATATTGACCCTAAAAAAGTAATCCCAATAATGGAGCCAAAAAAATGATTTTCAATAACTTAATGATGTTAGGGGTAACGGGGTTTACACTTATCAATTTATTACAATCTCCCGCCATTCAATCAGTAACGGGTGTTAATCCATCGGGTAATGTTTCCGGTGATATTTCCAAAGCACAAGCCCCTGAAGATATTAAGAAAGCTGTTAGTCAAGCTGGTATAAATGACGAGGGTTTTGCATGGGCGATCGCGCATATTCTAAAAGTAGAAGGAGGTTGGTCGGATCACCCTGCCGATGGCGGTGGGAAAACCAAGTATGGTATTATTGAAAGTGTAGCTAAACGGCACGGGTTAAACGTTTCCTCAATAACTTTACCCCAAGCAATAAAGATATATCACACCGACTACTGGATAGCTTCAGGTGCAGATAAAGCTCAGAAACCGCTTAATTTAGCTATTATGAATAGTTATGTTAATAGTGGTAAAAAGTGGGATATCTCAGGGTCAACACCGCAGGAACAGGCGTTAAACTATCTCAAGTCTCAAGATAGTTATTACACCTCAATTTATACCAGTAGACCTTCTCAAACCGTGTTTAAGTCGGGTTGGCATCGTAGAACTAAATACATGACGGATGCCGTTAATGGCGGTAATCCGAGTTGGTAATTTTGAATTGTATTAGGAGAGAGTATGGTAAAAGCAAAATCACCCTATCCACAAATAGCAGAATTAGTGGTTAAGGAAGCCAAGAAACGCGGCGGGAATCAATTATTAACAGATATTAACTGGGTAACTAAGACCTTGTTCAAATATCAGAATGGTGTGATTCCCTTGACTGATACCGACTCCGATTGCGTCAGGATTGGAGAGGAGTTAAGACCCCGTTATGAGTGGCAGATCACCAGAGATCATGTAGCTTTTGCTAATCAGAATGGTATTAAGAAGGGATGGAAATAGTTATGAAAGATTTGGAAAGTTTGCTGAATGAAGTAGAAGAAATATCGAAAGAAATAGCTAGTCATCATTACACTATTTTTAGATTTAGTAGTCATTTTAAGGGTGCTTTTGGAACGCCTGACAGACTAAGACTTGAGTTGCCACACCTTCCGGGTTTTGGTACGTTGAGAGAATTATTGATCTGGATGATTGGTGAACAAGTTAATTTCTGGGATATCGAAACAGAGAATATCGAGGGTTTTAGAATTCACAATGGGGTTTATTACAAAGAGGAAGATTTTACCAATGACATCTAGGGAACAATTAGAATATATTTGGTTAGTTGATAGCTTGGTTTTATCTGAAACAGGGAAACACATTGACAGTTTAACCAGGAAAATTATTGAGGGGATATTAACAGATAATACCTATTCAGAGATAGGTGAAAAGTTAGGCTATGATCCGGGTTATATTAGCGATAAAACAAGAATAATGCTTAGGATTTTGAGCAAAAAGACTGGCGAAATAGTTAATAAACAAAACTTTTCTTGGGTACTTGAAAGGGTTTTAAATGTTGCCCACAGTCCATCAATCATTAACCTTGCAAATATAAAACAATGATCAATACTTTCATCGGAATTGACCCAGGAAAAACCGGAGGAGTTGCCATCATCTCTCCATCGGGAATCAAACTCATTGATTGTCCAGTTATTGAGATTAAAACTAAGGTTAAAAGCAAAAAGCCAAACCTCACGCTATTTGATCAGGTTGCGGACAAGGGAACAGTCAAGTCCAAGGCCAAACCCAAAACTAAAATCACAACGAAGTCAAGCCCTGCATTAATGGCATCGGAGTTAGCACAGTTGGCTACCTCAAACTCAATAATCGCCATAGAGAGCGTTCATTCAATGCCAGGACAGGGAGTTAGATCAACCTTTGATTTTGGGATGAATTTTGGCATTTGGTTGGGAGTGATCGCAGCGTTAAATATTCCTATGGAGTTGGTGACCCCTCAAGAATGGAAAAAACACTATGGCTTGATAGGGAAAGACAAGGACGCATCAAGGATTATTGCGGTGCAGTTATTCCCCCAGGTGGCTATGGAATTGAAGCTCAAGAAATACAACGGTCGGGCGGAGGCACTTCTCCTTGCTGAATATCTGCGGCGCAAAGCAGGAGGCCAGGACAAAGTAGGAGTATAGGGTTTCTAGTCTTTGCCAAATAAAAAGCACTTCTAAATTAATAGAGGTGCTTTTTAGATCGTCAATCCATGTTTACTTTTTTATTTTAGCTTTTTTCCATGCTGCATTAACTTTTATTAGCAACCCAGGGAATGTCCGAGTCCAAAGAATCCCAGACAAAGCAAATCCAATCATGGCAGCTTTTGTACAAGGGTCGCATCTAAAATCAAATCCCCCACTTCGACCATCTAAGGTTTGATAAACTATCACTTCATTGTCAGCACTTGCGTCTTTTGTCATGCTTTTGAGCCACTTAACAAAAATATCAAGGTCGGATTCAAAAACCATCTGAGTAATCTTATCTTCCAATAATTCCAACGCTTCTTTCATAATCTATTTTTGATTAAATTACTACCATTTTGAAGTCTGACAAACAGTTCCCCACCCCTCAAAAATTTCCTCAAATCTTTGAGGTTGCAATCCAAAATAAAACAGAGTTTGGGAGAACCTGTTTTGATTCTGTTTCTTCCCTTCCTCAGCCCGTTTAGGGGAATAGAATGTGAGGCGAGTATGCGGGAGTATGAAGCGATCGCACTGATTCAAAGCCTTTTTATACCAGGCTGTACTGTTGTCAGTATTGGTTAACAAGAATGCTTCCGCTTCCGTCTCGTTCAGGGTTTGAATTAATTTGTCAACAACCTTCTCAACAAATCCCGCGCTGTAGGGAGGGTTTAACCAGAGTGTCTTAGCCTGTCTCCAGTTCTGTTTAAATCCATCATCTTGAATTGTGAATATCTTTTGAGCTTTTACCGTTCGGTTGGCAAGTTCACAGCTAAAAGGGTCTAATTCAGGAAATCCATAAAACTCATGGACTAAATCAATCAAATCAGACGGGGTATAATTTTCGTTTGAATCAAGAATTACGGGTTGTGTTTCAAATAGTGAAAGTTGTTGTATAATCATTATGTTGTTGCTTTGTGTGTTTACTTTTTAAAAGTATCTGAGATTCTCTACAAACTCAGATACTTTTTCTTTATTATAAGGTATTTGTGTTAAAATAAATATTAACTTAGATGTTAGTAAAATTATGAAATCAGAAAATAAGAAATGTGGTTTTGCTGCTATGAGCCCAGAAAAACGTCGGGAGATTTCTAGTAAAGGGGGTAAAGCATCTCACGATAAAGGAACGCTTCATAAATTCACGCCAGACGAGTGTAGCGATGGTGGGGTTTCCACGTCACGAAACAAAGATTACATGACTGAGATAGGTCGTAAAGGTGGCAAGGCATCTCGTGATAGAGGAACACTGTACAAGTTCACTTCTGAAGATTGTAGAAAAGCGTGGAAAAGAAATTAGGGGAGGGCGATCGCAGTGTCAACAACTGATTATGTTAGCTCGGTTTCAATGTTAACAATAACTTAATCCCCAAAAGATACAGATACGGAACTAAATTGGAAACCAGATGAAATCCTGCCAAGCATTGTACCTGGTGGCTCCCCTCCTCCAACTGGAAAGTTTGGATTTCCGGCATTATACATATTATTGACACTGTAAGAACTAGCAAAAGAGCTAGATCCAGAAGTGTAAGAAGAAGCAGAGACTCTGTATGTTGATGTAATCGGGCTGGCAGGTGGACTGGTATACTCCGACCTCAATTCACCAGAAAGTCCTTCTGCGAAGACAAAAAAATAATAACCTTCGGACTCCGTGCCCGAATATTCTATTTCATACCAATTCCAAGACCATCGAACAAATTCATAATCATATCTTGTTCCTGTTGATGTTATATAAGCATATTTTCCAACACCTAAATAGGGCGGAGTTCTACGGTTTACTTCCCTGTTGTTTAGCGGTCGATCTGGTTGTCCTGGGTTGGGTATTTTCTTGTTCTTTAACCACAAGACAATGCTCTGGTTCACAACATCAACAGCGACATCTTTAGTCGCCCTTACCGCCTCAACAACGCCAACCGATGTAGTAAAAGAGATTAAAATATCCATATTAAATAATAATTATATCACTTGACTTGATATCAACCTTTGGATAAAAAGCATAATAATCAATCAAATTTTCATCTTTATTGTCTCCCTTGGCATAAGGCAATATTCCAGTTTTTGGAGTTTCCCCCGCAAAAGCTACAAGGGTTTCGTTATCTTCAGCCCCTTTCATGTATCCAAATACAAACATTGAATTATACAATAAATCAGTTTTGCTAGGGGTGAAACTTGTCTCATTAAACAAGCTAGTAACACAGGTACTTGACTGATTCCAATTAACAACAACGAATGTTCCGTATTTGTGATGTGCAGCTAATTTAAGAGATGAATCAGTCGAGCCAACACCACTTCCAATATATGTTCCCCCCTGAGTAATCGCATGATCAATGAAGTCGGGTGAGCTATTTAAGATTACAAAGTTAGCCAATTCTGGACTGCTGTTAATATTTAATGGCTCTGGTAATGTCGCTAATCCTGCATACCATTGATAATCTGAAGCAGTCCCAAAAAAGGTTTTAAAAGTATCTAAAAATCTTTGCTTCATCGGAGCTAGATTTTTTAATTTATTAGCTTCTATCTTGCCAACAAATAGAATATCAACACCCTCTCCTGAATCAATCCCTAGCGCAAAGGACTTAGGAACCCCCGACTGGGGAAATCGTTTAGTCAGAGATAAGTTATAGGATGCTGTTGTGCCGTTGTACGCGAGTTGAACATCATCATTCTCTAATTTAATTACTTTACTTCCGATGATTTGATCCTGGTTATTTGTACAGAATAACCCGACTGTGGGATTGCCAATAAACTGAGGGATTGAACTGGAAAATGTAGCAATAAAAGTCCCATTCTGTAATGTGCCATTATTCAAAAGATTTGAGTTTGACCCTTCTATATAAAATTCCGTTACCCTCTCCAAAAAAGCCTGGGTGGGTAACATATTAAAGGTGTCAACATAGCTTGGTTCTGTTGGAAAAGATGATGACATATTTACCTATTTACATATAAACTTAACTTCTCAAAAGTAGGCATCCGCCGCCCAACCTCCGCATCCTCAGAACACAGCCACCAATTACAAAACGATTGGACTTGATGCTGTTCGGCTATTGATATCAACTCCGACCATAGCCCATTACAAATCGCTTTATCGGCAACGGATTTATACCAAAGACTCGCTTCAATAAAATGCACGGGAACATCAAACATCTCAATAATTTTAGGTAATCTGGTTAGGATCACCGGAGCATTATAGGTTTTCAAATGAGTTTGAATCCCTACCTCTACCGGAAAATCTTT